AGGAGAAAACTCAGTTAATCTAGGTGCCGTAAATTTGTTTTTAATTGTATTAGCCAAAATTTGTTTATTATGTAATTACTGTTAACTAATTACTGTTGTAAAGTATCCTACATATCCATCTGCGCTAAATGCTGTTATTACCATTGCTGTACTAGCTGCTAATGTTGCTGGAGCATCATCAGCTAGAGGGAGTATTTTATCATTTGCTGTTGGGTATATTTCTAATGCTGTAGATGCAGCTGTATTGTGTATAGTAAATGTTGTTCCTTTAGTTACTGCTGATACAGCGGGGAGTTTAACTCCTTTTGCAGCATCATCTGTTGTAACAAATACTCTTCCTGCTGTGGCAGCTATTGCTGTTGCATCTCCAATGTTAGAACCTGCAGCTGCTACTGTTTGAGTTAATTCTACAAACTTTTCTCCAAATACATCACCACTTGCACTTATAGCACCCTCAACATCTATATGGAAGGTAGGTTGGTTAGAGGTATTTCTAAATTCATAGTTAGTGTCAGCTTTAAATACAATAAGATCATCTCCATCAATAACAATTTGATTATCAACTCCTGTGATTTTTTGATCGGATCCATCTAATGAATTATCAAATGATATTACACCATTACTTGGTAAGAATACATTACCAGCGGTTATATTACCACTTGCACTTATATTACCTGAGGCTGTTATATTTTGATCTACTATTAACATTCCAAATGAACCTGTTCCGCTTGAACTTATACCACCTGAGGCTGATATGTGACTAGAAGCATTTACAATACCAGCACTAACTGTACCAGTAGTTGTTATAGCTCCTGCTCCCACATCAATTGATGTAAATCCTGAAGTTATTGAACCTGCATTTAATGCCCCTACTGTTGTTAAATTAGCAGCTGTTGTAATAGCCGCTTGAGTTGCTTGGGTAGTTGCTGTGTTAGGAGCTAAACCAGCAATTGTTGCTACTGTAGCTGCTTCTAAATTAGTTACTGTTGTTGTTGATGCTACTGTAAAAGGAGCTGTTCCCGTTGCTATATCTGATTGAAATGTTTCTGCTCTTAACTTATGGGCGCCTATATCTAAATCACCTCCTGCTGTTAAACTTGTAATTCCATCTACAGTACCACCATTAATGTCTGCTGTAGTAAGAACAGCTGCAGCTGCCGTAACAGTTCCACTTGAACTTATATTACCTGATGCTGTTATATGGCTAGCAATTACTAAAGTAGAAGCCATGTCAACTGCTCCATCAATATCTACTACATCTAAATTAGTTGTTCCATCCACATCAATATCACCACTTATGTCTAAACTAGCAAATGTACCAATTCCACTTGAACTTATATTTCCTGAGGCTGTTACATTGCCCGTTAGGGTTAATCCCCCTACTGCTGTGCTTGCTGATATTTCTGCTCCTATAAACTTACCACTTGCACTTATGTTACCTGATGCTGATATGTGACCTCCTATTGTGTTTACAACTACTGCTGTTGCGTTTGCTGATGATTTTAAAGTTACTAAACCGCCATTTGATTGTAGTGATATCTGAGTTACACCTTGTAAGAAAAGTGATGCTGCATCAATAGTAGTATTAATACTCGTAGTTCCAATGTCTATAAAATCTCCACTAGAGAAACCAATCATATCGCTGATAGTCCCATCTGGTCTTTTACTTTGTAAAAATTTGTTATTATCTAATACTATAGGTGCACCAAATTGATTTGTTCCTGTAGTTCCACTTGAACTTATATTTCTAGATGCTGTTATTGAGGTGCTAAATGTTTTATTTCCTGAGAAAGTTTGATCTGTTGTTAAGTGGGCTGTATCTGAATCTAAATTAGCTGAAGGTAATATACCCGTAACGTCATTAGCTAAATCTATTTGATTTCTCGTTATTACTTGATTGGATATTGTTATATAATCCGGAGTTCCTGATAAAGTAACATCTCCTGTGTTTGTACCACTTAAATTAGAACCAACTATTGTACCACTTGCACTTATATTACCTGAGGCTGTTATGTGACCTAATACGTTAATTTCATTTGTTATTAAAGTTCCACTTGAACTTATATTACCTGAGGCTGTTATATGACCTATAATTTTAGTTGGATTAGAATTTTTACCTATTTGTATAGGTGTGTTATTCTCAAACCCAAATGCTGTTGTGGTTCCCGTAATTGATGCAAGAGAGTGGTTTTGTATTTTATAAGCACTAGCTTCAATATTACTACTTGCACTTATAGTAGTAGAAGCTGTTACAGGTCCAAGTAATTCTATATTTCTATTAGCTGATCCATTTCTTCCTATTTGAATACCTGTTATACTAGTATCACCAAACACACGGCCTGTAGTAGATCCATTATCACTAAGTGCTAATAAATGATTTACATAAAATTGATTAGCATAAATAATACTACTTGCACTTATAAAGGAAGATGTTATATTTTGATCTACTATTAACATTCCAAATGAACCTGTAGCGCTTGAACTTATATTACCTGAGGCTGTTATATGTGTTGTATTAACATTTGATATTGTACCTACTGTTAAAGTATCTGTTATAGAGAGGTCATCAGATATTACTAAACCCTCTGCTGTAATAATACCACTTGCACTTATATTACCTGAGGCTGTTATTTGGCTAACTATTAAATTACCACTCGCACTTATATTACCTGTTACTGTGAGTTTTTCTACGGGGGATGTGTTTCCTATACCAACATTACCACCATTATAAAATATTTTTCCTGAACTTCCTGAATTCCAAAAAGTGTCAGTAGATGATCCTACAGGTACTCCATTAAGGGTAAAAGCTGAAGCTTCTACTGTCCCACTTGAACTTATATTACCTGAAGCTGTTAGATCACCAACTAAATTTAAATCATCTGTAAATGAAATTCCATTTACATCTCCCCCTGTTGATTGAAAATTATCTGCAAAAATAGTTCCTGAAGCACTTATATCACCTGAGGCAGTTATATTACCCGTTATCTGAACGTCTCCTATATTATTTTCAGATAAATTTACATTTGAATCTATTAAGTCTGCATATTGTGCCTGTGAGGGTGTGTCACCTGTTTCAAAATACCCTTTTAATGTTGTTCTATTTTGCTTTGCCATTATGTTATTGTGTTATTTGATCCAACTTTTGTGTAACCTGTTCCTGTTCCCGTTTGTTTTATGACTTGTTTTCCTGTTGCTTCTCTAACTTGTTCTCTTGTCATAGGAATGCCAGTAGGTTCTATTATTAATTCATCATTAAATATTATTGTTGATTTACTATAATATTTTTGTGGTTTTTTAGTTAATTCTTTATTAATGCTGTCTGGTACTAAATATCCTTGGAGGGTTAAACCAAAATTAGTTTTTACAATTCTATTATTTCCTTGAGCTATTTCTGTTGTGTTACTATAAGTGTCTATTTTGGCATTAAATTTAAATTTTTCTTTATCACCCCAATATGAATCTGATGTGTAATTAATCATTTCAATTAATTTATTCATTTGAGCTACATAATCACACCAAATTATACAAGTGTAATTTAGTTTTACATAATCAGGTACTACTACCGCGTGAAATTCTCTTTGTGGTATCCTATTTTGTAATACTGAAAAGTTATCATATTGATTTCTTTTAGTATATTTTTCTTGAAAAGTATAATGTAATTGTGGACTATTACCATCTATTTTGTTTCCAAGGTCTCGTCTCTTTTCAACACTATCCCTTTTAAACATAATAAGAGGTGTTTGAAGTTTACCTTCTTTATCTCTAAAATACCCATCACGTTGAACTCCCTTCCATCTTTCAGGGGAACCATAAATTACAGGAACAGGTGTTCTATTACCATTTACAATAACAGATGGCTTAATAACATTATTAAAATAGTACATTATGGCCTCATCATGGTCTTGTAAACCAATTGAAACATCTTGTACTGTGTCGTCTTTACGTGAAGTTATTCTACCTCTGTTTGTATTTGCTCTGTTGTCAGGGCTGGGAAAATCCTTAGTAGGAAATTCCATAGCATTTTGACCCGAATCTGCAAATCCTGATTTTAAGTTATTTCTTAAAAGATCATATTGGCTGTTAGGTATAGGTCTTCTTGGGTTTATTTGTTTATTGTCTGCCATATTATCCTAATAAATTTGCTATTCCACCATCTAACTTTTCTGTTGTAGGATATTTTCCTCCTCTTAATGGTATTAAATTTAATTTTTCTACTCTTGAAATGTGTGTTTTAATTAAAATAGAAAAACTGTCTCCAAAGTCTGTTGTTTCTGTTGATATAGCATAATCTGGATCTCTCCCCAGTACTAATTGGTTTTCTATTCTAGTATCAACTTCATAAAAGTTATTTTTAAAAAGCAATAAATCTCCTATTTCAGGTACTAAATTGATATTTTTAAGTTCATCTTTTAAAAACCTAAAATCTATAACTTGGTTTACATCAGATCCAAAATCGTCGGATGACCAATCTTGGTCTGTTCTATCAATTAAACAAGCTATTTTTAGGGGTTCAAAATAATTTTTACCCATGGCTTCACCATAAACATTAGCTGTTGTTTGTTCTAAAGCAAACTTATAATAAGCGATTTCTGTTTGGATAATATCCTTTAAAAGCTCGCTATTTACAGTATGAAATAATGATATGTCTCGTGAACCCCCAAATAATGCCATTATAGTCTTTTTATTGTTTCTGGTTTAAATTTAACTGATTTTACACCAGGTATTCTTAAGTCGGTTTTAGACATGTCAGATGTTAACATATCTTCTCTAAATTGTACTATATCTTGTTTAGGGTCTGTTCTTGTAACAAATTTAATTTTTACCCTAGTATATTCTAAATTTTCTTTTTGTTGATATTCTTCTGGTGTAATATTATTTACAATAGTTACTTTATATAAACCTCTAATTTGGTCTAATATACTAGTAATAGGAACTTTTCTGTCAGATATTATGTCTGCTTCTACTTGAAAAGTATTTAATACTTCATTTAATATATCTTTTAATTTTATCATTATCCTATATAAATATGGTAAGGTACTTTATAGTAAGTTTCCTGTGTTTGTTGTGCTTCTTGATTTTTTCTTTCAAGTTGTTTTAATCTAGATGTTTCTAATAATAATTCTTTTAATTCTGCAATTAATTT